CAAGTACTGGCACACTAGCTTCATTAAGTGTAACCGGTACTGCAACAGCAGGTAACTTAGCAACCGCCGGCACACTAAGTGCAGGTGGTAATGCTAACGTAGGTAATTTGGGTACAGCAGCCTTAGTTGCAACTGGAACAGGTAGTTTCAGTGGTAATGTTAATATGAATAACTTTAACATTACAAGCCTTGCAACACCGTCTGCTGATACAGATGCGGCAACTAAAGCATATGTAGATACAGTAGCACAAGGTCTTGATACTAAAGCTAGTGTTGTAGCCGCAACTACAGTTAATATTACTTTATCAGGGACACAAACAGTTGATGGTGTTGTTTTAGTGGCCGGTAACAGAGTATTGGTTAAGAACCAAACATTGGATCAGAATAACGGACTATATCTATGTGCCGCAGGTGCTTGGACAAGAACAACAGATATGGATTCTTGGGCAGAGGTTCCAGGTGCATATGTATTCGTTGAAGGTGGTACTACACAATCAGATACTGGTTGGGTATGTACATCAAATGCAGGTGGTACATTAGGTACTACGGCTATTACTTGGGCACAATTCTCTGGTGCAGGTAGTTATACAGCAGGAACAGGTTTAACATTAACTGGAACAGCATTCAGTGTCAATGCCGCTCAATCACAAATTACTTCAGTTGGTACATTAACTAGTTTATCAGTATCAGGTAACATTGCGGCAGGTAATGTAAGTGCTACGACATTCACAGGTGCATTAACTGGTACGGCAACAAGTGCAACTAATGCATCTGCATTGTTACAAAATACATCTACCTCAACAACTGCATACCCTACATTCTCTACTTCATCTGCAAATGGGAATTCATCTGCGGTAATTAATACAAGCATTAGTGCGAACTTGGGTAATGCGTCTATTACTGCTACAACATTTGTTGGTGCACTAAGTGGTGCGGCCACAAGTGCTACTACAGCGGGTACAGTAACAACTGCGGCACAACCTAATATTACTAGTGTTGGTACACTGACATCGTTAGCAGTAACAGGTAATATTTCAGCAGGTAATGTATCTGCTACAACATTTACAGGTGCATTAACTGGTAGTGCAACTGGTTCAGCAGCCACAGTAACAACTGCGGCACAACCTAACATTACTTCAGTTGGTACATTAACAAGTGTTTCAGTATCAGGTAATGCAAACATTGGTAACATTGGTACAGGTGGTTTAATAACTGCCACTGGTAACTTAAATGCAGGTAACATTATTACAGGTGGCATCGTAAGTGCTACCGGTAACGTTACTGCTAACTTCTTCATTGGTAATGGTTCAGCATTGACTGGATTGTCTACATCAAGTATATCTAATGGTAACAGTAACGTAAGCGTTCCATCAGCTAACGGCAATGTTAACATTAGTGCAGTGGGTAACGCTAACGTTGTTGTAGTAACCGGTACCGGAGCAAACATTAATGGTACATTTAGTGTAAGTGGTAATGCAACAATTGGTAATATTGTATCAAGTGGTACAGGTGGTAATATTTCCGGGGCTAATAATATTAGTGCTAACACATTCACTGGTACAATAACAACTAACGCACAGCCAAACATCACTTCACTCGGTACATTAACAAGTTTAAGTGTTTCTGGTAACGTAACTGCAGGTAATGTATCTGCAACGACATTCACAGGTGCATTATCAGGTGCGGCTACAAGTGCTACTACAGCAGGTACAGTAACAACAGCGGCTCAAGGTAATATTACATCAGTTGGTACATTGACTGGTTTAGGTGTTAATGGTACTATCACAGCAGTCGCATTGACAGCTAATACAGGTGTTATTACTGGTAACGCTAATGGTATCTCAAGTGTTCAAGCCGCTAACATTGTTGGTACTGCGTTAAGTGCTACAGTAGTTACGTCTAGCTTGACAGCGGTTGGAACACTAGCATCATTGAGTGTTTCTGGTAATATTACTGCTGGTAATATTAGTGCTACTAATCACACTGGTACAACAGCAAACATTACTGGTCAATACATTAGTACTGTTGCAACAGGTACTGCACCATTAGTTGTTACCTCAACTACTCAAGTTGCTAACTTATCAGTTGCAACAGCAGGTACTGCAACTAGTGCTACTACAGCAGGTACTGTAACAACTGCGGCTCAAGGTAATATTACTTCAGTTGGTACATTAACAACTGTTTCAGTATCAGGTAATGCTAACGTTGGTAACATTGGTGCAACTGGTGGTTTCTATACTACATTAAGCGCAACGGGTAATGTAACAGCAGGTAACGTAACATTAGCTAACGCCGCAGTAATCAGTGCTAATAACATGCAATTGACAACTGGTGCAAATACTAATGCTGGTAACGTGACTGGTAACTTTGTATTAACAACTGGTTCACGTTTTCAAGCAACTTACGCTTAACTATATCAAATTCATACACACTACTTAGAAATGATAAGTAGTGATGTATGAATATCTTTCAATCATCGTATGAAGCAAGGCTTCAAGATTGGTTTCAATTACGGACGTCCGTAACTAGTTTACCCATAGAACAACAGTGTATAACCATAGATGAATGGTGGCAACATGCACCATTGATTACCCATCATCTACACCCATATGATATGGACGCCTGGCCTGATCCCTGGGTACTTTTGTCCGAAAATACCTACTGTGAGGTTGCAAGAGCATTAGGAATGTGTTATACTCTATTGTTGATAGGTATAATCAACATAGAATTGGTTTTAGCAAAGAATAATATAGGTGAAGATGTGGTACTAGTCCTAGTTGACAACGCAAAATATATACTGAATTACTGGCCCAATACGGTCATAAGTAATAGTCTAGCAGAATTTACGGTAGTACAAAAATTAGATATAACAAAAATAATAGAGAAGATAGGTAAAACATGATAATAAACGTCATCAAGCGATCTGGGGTAAAAGAGCCTCTCACGCTAGAAAAATGGCAAGCGCAAGTAGCAAAAGTATGTACAGGAATAGCAGATGTAAGCCCCTCAATGGTAGAGATTAAATCGCAATTGCACTTTTATGATGGTATCACTACACATCAAATTGATGAAATAACATTACGTGCTATTGTAGACTTAATTGATGTAGAACAAAATCCAGATGTAGGTCACACCAATTATCAATATGTAGCAGGTAAGCAACGATTGAGTATGTTAAGAAAAGATGTATATGGAAGTTATACTGTACCTCATTTATACGAGATTGTTAAAAAGAATGTGGATACTGGGCTTTACACAAATGAATTATTAGAATGGTATAGTGAAGAAGATTGGAACAAGATGAATGACATTCTGGATCATTCTAAAGATGAACAATATTCTTATGCCGCCATTGAACAATTAATTGAAAAGTACTTAGTTAAGAATCGTAGTACAAAACAAATATATGAAACACCACAAGTTAGATACATGGTTGCAGCCGCTACGGTTTTTCACAAGGAAGAACCTAATAGCGCACGTATGCGTTACATAAAGGAATATTACAATGCCGCGAGTGATGGATTATTTACGCTGGCCACGCCAGTATTGGCAGGGCTTGGTACGCCTACTAAGCAGTTTAGTAGTTGTGTACTTATTCGTTCGGATGATGATTTGGACAGTATTTTCGCCAGTGGGGAAATGATGGCAAAGTATGCCAGCAAACGTGCGGGCATTGGGTTAGAGATTGGAAGACTACGCCCATTAGGTAGTCCCATCCGCGGTGGTGAGATTATGCACACAGGTATGATACCTTTCTTGAAGAAGTGGTTTGGCGACCTGCGTAGTTGCAGTCAAGGAGGTATTCGTAATGCAAGTGCTACTGTTTTTTATCCTATCTGGCATCATCAGTTTGATGATCTTATTGTCCTTAAGAACAACCAAGGAACCGAAGAAACCCGAGTCCGTCATATGGATTATGGGGTTGTGCTTAGTGCTTTCTTCTGGAGACGATTCAAAAACAAAGAAGACATAACATTCTTTGATCCTAATGAAGTACCTGATTTGTATGAAGCATTTTATCAAAACACAGAACTATTTGAAGAATTGTACATAAAATACGAAAAGCGTAACGACCTACGCAAGAAAACAATGAATGCAGAAGATGTGTTTAAAGGTGGAATTCTTAAAGAACGAACAGACACTGGACGCATCTATCTAGTATTCATTGACAATGTTATGAAACAAGGACCATTTGACCCTGAGTATCATACAATTTACCAGAGTAACTTATGCTGTGAGATTCTTCTTCCTACTAAATCTTTTAAACGTCTTGATGATAGTGACGGTCGTATCGCTTTATGTACGCTTGGATCTATTAATTGGGGTGCGTTCCGCAATCCTGAAGATATGCGCCGTGCTTGTCGTATTCTACACCGTAGCCTCAATAATATATTGGACTATCAAGACTTTCTAAGCATTCAAAGTAAACTAAGCAATGACGAGATTCGCCCATTGGGTATCGGTGTCACTAACTTAGCATACTGGCATGCAAAGCGTAGTTTAAAGTATGGGGAACGAGATGCACTACAAGAGGTTAAGACATGGTCAGAACACCAAGCATACTACTTAACCGAAGCGTCAGTTGAACTTGCCAAAGAACGAGGTAAGTGCCAGGGTAGTGATCAAACACGATATGGTCAAGGGACATTCCCTTGGGAACTACGTGCCAATGGTGTTAATGAGTTGACAAATTTTACACCAGAATTAGATTGGGAAACATTACGTACAAATATGAAAGAACATGGTGTTCGTAATGCTACACAAATGGCTGTAGCTCCTGTAGAATCAAGTAGTATAGTTATTAACAGTACCAATGGCATTGAAATGCCAATGAGTTTAATCAGTGTTAAAGAAAGTAAAGCAGGTAGCTTTGTTCAAGTTGTTCCCGAATATCACAAATTGAAAAACAAATATCAAATGATGTGGGATCAAAAAGATTGTGATGGTTATCTAAAAACAGCGGCGGTGATTGCGGCTTATGTTGACCAGTCAATCAGTACAAACACATTCTATAACCCGGCTCACTTTGTTGACAGAAAAGTTCCAACAACATTAATTGCTAAGAACTTGATGCAAAGTCACTACTGGGGCTTAAAGACTTTCTACTATAGCTTGATTAACAAACAAGGTAGTAAGAGTCAAGATGAAACTGTATTAGATTTGCCCACTGGCTTTAATGATATGGATGAAGAAGATTGCGAAGCGTGTAAATTATAAATATGGAATATCAAAGTATCACATATAGAACCGGTGGTGAGTGGCCCGAAGGTCGGTATGTTGTTGACATAAATCCTAACAGCAACTTACGTATGGCAATATACGGTGACAGCTTCGGCGATGGACCACCATTACCAAAAGAGAATGAATTTGTTGTTGCAAATATAGGTGATTGGTGGCCAACACGGCTAGCTATTAGATTACAATTAAAAAGTATAGATAATTTTTGTGCTGGTGGAACACCATTTCTCTTTGCGTACAATACTTTTATGAATAATTATCAAAACTATGATATTAATATAGTTTTAGTCACAGATCCAAATAGATATACTCAAAAAGTATTATTACCAACTGTTGCCCCAAATCCAACATACCAAGCATCTAGTATTAAGCAATTAGAGTCTATAAAACAATCATATAAGCTAACTAACAGTGAAATACGAATGGTTTATGATCTAACCACTTGGCACATGATTAAAGATGATAAATTCCTATCAATGGCCCAGCAACTTATGGTTGATGATATTCTAAAAAAAGCGCCAAAAACAATAATAATCCCTTGTTTCAAGCAATCGGCTCCTTATATAAATATAGGACTAAGTGATTTAGTTGAGTATCAATGGTCTACGTTTGGATTAAAATATGCTGAAAGTGAAAACTACATAGAAAAGCCAGAAGTAATGGGATGTCATTTCACACTAGAAATGAACACAGTTGTATCTGAAATTGTTTTTAATAAATTAATAACAAATGAGTGGAATTGGAATTATCCTAAAATAGTGCATGAGCATCCTATAGAATATTATTATAACAAAAAGTAAATTAAAATGAGTAAACAACAATATAACCTAAATACAAAAACAGATTATCTCAATCGTAAGATGTTTCTAGACCCAGCAGGTCCAGTTACTATTCAACGCTTTGAAGAAGTCAAGTACAAGAAAATTGCAGACTTTGAAGCTACTGCACGTGGTTTCTTCTGGCAACCGGAAGAGATTAGTCTTACCAAAGACAGCAACGACTTCAAAGATGCCAGCGATGCAGTCAAGCATATTTTTACTAGTAACTTGCTAAGACAAACAGCACTAGACAGTTTACAAGGTCGTGGCCCAAGTCAAATCTTTATGCCGGTAATCAGTTTGCCAGAATTAGAAGCATTGGTCTACAACTGGACATTCTTTGAAACAAACATTCATAGTAAATCGTACAGTCACATTATTCGTAATATCTACAACGTTCCCAAGGATGTGTTCGCTACTATACATGACACTAAAGAGATCGTAGATATGGCAAGCAGTGTAGGTGACTATTATGAGGCATTGCATGTAGTCAATTGCCGCAAACAACTAGGTGAACTAGTTACTGAAAAAGAACATATCAAGGCAATTTATATGGCATTACATGCCAGTTACGCATTGGAAGCATTCCGCTTTATGGTATCATTCGCTACATCGTTAGCAATGGTTGAGAACAAAATCTTTATTGGTAATGGCAATATTATCAGTTTAATTCTCCAAGATGAGCTTCTCCATAAAGGCTGGACTGCCTACCTTATTAACCAAGTAGTTAAAGAAGATAGTCGTTTTGCACAAGTTAAATCTGAATGTGAAAATGAAGTCTATCAACTTTATATGGATGTTATTCGTGAAGAAAAAGATTGGGCAGACTATTTGTTTAAGATGGGCCCAGTCATTGGATTGAATGCAACTGTATTGAAAGACTTTGTTGATTACACGGCTGTTTCTGCCTTGAAGGAAATTGGTATTAAATATCAATCCAGTGCTCCTAAAACAACACCTATTCCTTGGTTCAATAAACATAGCGATACAAGTAAAAAGCAATCTGCATTACAAGAAACAGAAAGCACAAATTATGTCATTGGTGTAATGGGAGAATCATTAGACTATGACGAGTTACCAAATATTTAAAAGGAAAAATATGAAAAAATTATTAGTTATATTAAGTTTAGTATTTCTATCGGCATGCTCAAAGACAACAGACGCCCCCAAATCAATTGCGCCTGCATTTGTATTAGATTACACAGCAAATTGCACATCAGGTGGTGCACCTACTATCAGTGGGAACTCTGTGACATTTGGATCAAATACTCAATGTCAAGCCGGCAGAATTGTTTCAACACAAAGCTATACCAACATCACTGAGTTCAGAGCCACTGTTGATTTAAGCAAGTTGTCAAACAACTATGTTAACGCTAGTATCTACTTGATACAGAATCCAAATAACCCGTCAGTGCAACCAATTGGAAACAATTATTGTGACGCAGGCGGAAACAATACCCAATGGAACTGTAGAGAACTTGATTTTATGGAAACAAACGGTAACAAGTTGTTTCAAACTACACTACATTTAGGTGCCGGGGGTAGTTCAGCACCACAGCGGTATGAATATTCATATGCCAGCACCGCACTGAACAACAGTTGCTTTACTAGTGCTAATATGAAAAATGATCCAACTAATGGGTTGCATGATATAACTAGTATTGATATGAGTAAGCCGTTTGACATGGTTACAACTATCACATACGATACACCTAGAATGATAGTGACTTATCAACAAGGTTCTACAAGTGTTGTAGTATATGACACAAATGATGGAACCGGGGCGCAAGGTAGTGGCACAGTTGACATGAATGATTTAGTAACCACAATGAAGAATGGCTATTGGCCTGTTATTTCATTCTGGCAAGGTTACAGTCCAACTGGTCCAGGCTCTGCACCATGGTGGAATGGTAGTTGCGGTTGGGGAGCATTATGTAATAACAGTAGCTCATATTGGAGTGTAAGTAATATTCAAGTAACTACAAAATAAAAGAGAACAAAATGACAGCAATCGTATGGAGTAAATATCATTGTCCCTATTGCGATCAAGCAAAGGCACTATTAACAAGTAAAGGTATAGCATTCGAAGAACGTAAGATTGGAGATGGATTTACCAAAGAAGAATTGCTTGAAGCAATCCCGTCAGCACGTACAGTACCACAAATCATTTTAGATGGCGTACTAATCGGTGGTTTCACTGAACTTAAACAAAAATTAACAGAAAGTAATTAATGCAAATAGCAATACATCCAAATACAGTATATACATTTAAACTCAACTCAGGAGAAGAACTTATAGCAAAAGTAATTCAAGCAGGTAGTGAGTTTATTCAAATTGAAGAGCCGGTCTCTATCGCTCCTACTCAACAGGGTATGCAAATGATCCCTAGCGTATTTACCGCAAATCCAAAGGGTGAATTTAAGCTAAATACTACTAGTATTGCTCTCTATGCTGAAACTGATGATAGTATCAAAATGAAGTATTTAGAAGCAACGACTGGTATCAAAGTACCAGATAAAAAAATTGTATTAGGATAATTAATGCCACAAATATGCCGCATAGGTGATACAAATGAGATGAAGGGTGCAATCATTGCAGGTGCCAGCACAGTCTTTGCTAATGGAATATTAGTAGCACAGCAAGGCAGCAAGATTAGCCCACATAATCCTTTTAAAGGCCCTCATAATAGTGCTACAATAACAGATGCTAGCCCTAGTGTATACGCCGACGGTATAGCAGTAGCTAGAGTAGGGTCAGGTAATAGTTGTGGTCATCATATGGCACAAGGTAGTCCTGATGTGTATGTCCCATGAGCGATACAGGAAAGCAAAGTCCATTAGGGGTTAATAGCCTCAATGCACTGTTAAATGTACAGGGTTTACAAATAAACCCTAAATTTGTTTCATGGATGGGAACATCACACAACTTTCCTAGCTATACTTTTGGTAGAGTAGTACAAGAAACCGTGTTGCGTGTCATTACACATGCTATACATGAAGGATACTATGGCAACGCAGATGGTATACCATATACCTCAGTTTATAACAACTTAATTAGTATAGGTGGTGGTACTAGGGCTATTCCTATCACTAGTATTACTTCTGGGGTAGTTTTAGGTACAGAACAATTTTATTTTGATGTAAAATATAATCAATCATTTGCACTAACATCCGGGTCATATGTGAGAATCAACGGTGCTACTCCCGATGGGTATAATGGCAATTGGCTAGTTGAAAGTGGAACTGCTGGTAAATTCAGAGTATTTTCTACTGCATCATATGGTAAAGCAACAACTCCGGGCACATTTGTTATTGATAATCAAGTGCCGGGGTTAGGTAATGCCAAAGCTTTAGTCTATACTTGGGAAGAATTAATTGGTAGATTTGGCACTGGAACATTTAGTTTAGGTGATACTAAAGGATGGGGCGGATCAACTTATAAAAATAACTTAGAAGGACCCGATCCTAATCCGGCAACTCAATGGGCATATTTAAGATTACTTCCATTACAGGCGTGGATGGAGTTTAACTACAATTCTACATTAGAGCAAGGTAACAGTCTTAATCCTGCAGGTTACCGAGATTTCCTACAACAATGGCAAAGTGCTTATGGCTTCATTGGTTATTCTAATAATGCTATTCTTAGTGTAGATAATAGTAAAGACTTTTTAAGTGGAACATTTAGTAATATGAATGACCTAATATCAGCAGATATTACTAATATAAGTTTAGCAACAAAAGCATTTGGTCAAGACTTGATAACATTGGGCAAAGCAATTGATTTATCTACTATTGCTACCTATGGTTTACCGTCAAACTTATTAAAAACATTAGTGAAATATAATGCGTTAACTAAGAATTTAAGTTTAGCAATTATATCGGCCGGTATCCCGGTTGATGTACTGGGAGAAATCATATCAAATATATCACAACCAACTCAAGACCAAGAACGCAAATTATATGCCGCTTACTATATTACAGTAGGAGAAACATTAGCTGAAGTGTTAGTTCCATTAAACTGTAAGACAGCAGGATTATCATCACTGGCTGACTTATTGAACCCAAAGAAAATGTTTCCAAATAGTTATGATACATTAACTGTTCCTGTTTATAACATGGCCGCCCCATCCACAACTGTAATACCACCTACCCCGTTACCTCCCGCACCAGCTTCCCCTCTTGGCGTTACTATTGACGCAACACCATGGGTATATACTAATACTAGTCCACCAAATGATTACTATGAGTTAACATCTACAACTACTAATAATTACAACATTGGTTCTGGTAGATGTACATTTGAGTTCACATTTAAATCTAATAGTTATTTTGCTCAAAATCCTACTGGACATTTTGCAGTGGTAGTTCGTTGTAATAATGCCGCAATCGCTCAAGGTTATATACAAGGGCAAGGTATGATTATTAATAATGTGAGTCAAGCGCCAACTCCCACAGTTCCACCATTACCACCTAATGTACCTTTTGCCCCCAACCCAGTATATCCATCTACACAAATTGAATCATTTTGGGCTGGAGTTGCTGTGCAACCAAACGGTGTCAATTATTATGGAAATACATTATTGGCTAATACCAACGGTGCTAATCCTGTGTTGCTTGATGGGGTTGAATATAAATTTACTGTAATAAGTGAAATATCAGCGTCAGGTAAGAGCTTTACCGGGTACAAGATTATGCAAGGGACAACCGTAATATATGACCAAATATTGATATATGATTACAATATTTACTATGACCCCAAAAAATCTGGAATCGTAATTGGACATGTGTCTAAAAATTCTGGGGCTTCACCCTGGTCTGTAACCATTAGTAATAAAACTATTACATGGGGTCCAGCCGGTGACGTTATCATCATTGAACCCCCTCCACCCGAAGAGCCTGTAGTAACATATCCCAATAGTAAAGTTTATTATCCAATATATGTTAATGGATCAATCAATCCCAACTTAACTAGCACTGCTATATTAGCTCAAATTGGAACACAAACTCCAATAGGTACCCCGCCTATCAGAGATATTATACAATCTGCATCAGCTACGGCCAATGCCTCAGCCGAATTAAATAATATTACGCAAACTGCAATTACACCGGGGCGGCAAAGTGTATGATACTTTCAATAATCGAATAAAATAATATGGCAACCATACAAATACAACAACCAGCAAAAGGATATGGTTCATATCTATCAGGTATACTGCCTCCTGAAATTGCCGTAGGTGCCGGAGCATTTAGCGCAACAATGCAACAGATTCAAAACATACAAGAAGTATCAATTGAAAAGTTTGCACAAGTTGTGACTAATATTGAAACAATGGTAGGATTGAATACTAATAGTAATAGCACTAATTTAGTTCCTACTAATTTACCGCTACGCACTGCCGGTAGACCAAAGATTGCATTGGGAAGTGGCCCACAAGGGTCTTATACAATGAGTGACTTTTTTGGTTGCATGAGTGGATTACCCTACAATGGGCGCTCATATTTAGGCCCTCTATTACCTGAATGTGGTCTTGAAGGTATATATAACAAGCTAAAACAATTAGCAACACGCAAGTTATTCAACATATACCATGAAACATATCTTGCAGTAACAGAACAACGAGCTAAAATGGGTATCGCACAACCATATTGGTATGTAATTACTAAACCATATGTACCACCAACGCCGGGTGCTAATCCAGCTAATCCAAATTATGACCCGGATCCTGAAAGCCCTAAATATGATCCGGTCGAATATACATATCCCCCGACAGACTCACCGGTATACTGGGTAGACCCGGGTTCGGCTGAAGAATATGATTGGTACTATAGAATTACTTTCCAATTAGATGTAGTTGGTGGCGGTTATGGACGCGGTACTGCACCTAATCCTATCGTTACTATTGTCCCTAACAATGTAGGTGCAACTTCTGTATCAAACGTGGGTAGAGATGATAACGAGATTCCCGGTATGTTTGGTAGAGTATCAACTAGTGATAATTTTGGTGGGTCTTATTTATGGGCACACACTGTACAAGATAATTGGGCTGTGACAATATATCCAGTGACTACCCCGCCTCACTATCCACCTAAAGATGATGGTTGGGTTCGTGCTAACATGCCAGAAGAAATCATCACAATTGAATCACCTCCTATTCAAATGTTACCTGTACAGGCCAATGGTGATTTTTCTACTGATGGACAGAACACTCCCGGGTTTTCAATCTCTTATAAAAGAATTGTCAGTCAGGGAACTTGGTTTTGGCCAGCAGGCGGCGCTAGCCCGGGTATGAACACTCCTATATCAGGTTATATCGGTCAAGCAAATGCAGAAATTGATTCTATTAATATCAACAACAAAGCAGATTGTCAGAAGTTAAATGACTACTGGAACTCTACTGGTTTTCAATTAACTATTGAACAACGTGCTAGACAAGAAGGATTGCGTCCACCATTAGATAATCCTAGACAGAATTTTTTATCATTATACCCAACAACAATTTACACATTTGTTGATTCTGTACCGCAATATGGAAAAAATACTGAACCACACATGTATGCTCAAACAATAGAAAACATTACTAATTGGGACACAATAGGTGGACAGAGTATTGTTGGTATGATGAGAGAGAATCGTAACCAAGATCGCTTGTCAGCAATCGGCGTTTCGTTAGATAACAATATACTTGACAAATTACCATATGACCAGCAAAAAGTATTAATAGCAAACGGAACATTACCAACTGGATTGGCTAACCCAAATATCCCTAGTGGTGCTATTACTGCTGGGCCAGTAACACCGTTTATTCCTAATACCACAACACCATCTACACCTGTTACAATTCGTAATAGAGTAGATATAAAGCCTCAACCAGGAGGCAGTATAAATGTTGGTACCGGAGAATATATAATAACTAATCCTATTTTTGGAGGACAAGTACCAGGTCAACCTATTGATATTGGTGATCCAGCAGAACCGGGCTCATTTGCAGGATCACCGTATTCTAACTTAATATCGCCTAACTTAAATTCATGGTATACATCATCAACATTAATGCCAAGTACTTACACTGTTAATCAAGCAATTGAAGAGGTTATCCGTTGCAACTGTGATTGCTGGCTTCTTGCATAAACAAAAGGAAGTTTCTTATGAGCGATAAAATTAAATTTTTAAGAGTACTCACCGGCTTACTAGTACTAGTAGTTGGTTTATTTCTTACTAATACTGAAGAAAGATATTTCTTATTTAATAGTACACCTGAGCCTGTCGCTGAAGTAGCTAGAGTAGCAAAAGCAGTAGATCCAAAACAACTAGCCTGTATGGCAAAAAACATTTTCTATGAATCAAATGGGGAATCATTAAATGGACAAGCCGCAATAGCCAGAGTAGTAATGAATCGCATTCGTCATGGGTTTGGTTCTACCCCATGCAATGTTATATATCAAGCAACTTATATTGAAAAAGAAAATGAATATGGTGATATGTACAAAGCTAAAATATGCCAGTTTAGTTGGGTATGTGAAAACAAAGGTGAACCAAATAAAAACAATCTTGGTTATGTACAAGCAAAAGCCATTGCATATGATGTAATGGCTTACGATGCATATGAAGATGTAGTTCCAAAATCTACATTATTCTTTCATAATTTGCAGGTAGATCCTTTATGGCCTTATAAACAAGTGGCTAAAATTGGTAATCATATTTTTTATAGCAAACAGATAAAATCAAAGAACACCCAAAAGACTGTTGTAGCAAATGAAGATAAGATATAATAACTTATGAGTGATAAACCTAATTCAGCAAATGGTGTCAGTAGTTATGACTCTACTTCAACCGGTTCACTTATTCCTTTTTTTAACCGTAATGTTACTCCATATGCTACTGAAAGTAGTGGCCCTAAATTTGATCTAGTACCGGTAGAGAAATATAAAGACATTATGCTTAATGTTGCACGGTTGCATGCCAAGCAAGAGTATGATAGAATTATGGAATTAGTTACTGTGTTGCAAAAACAAGCAGATCAGATTAAACATAGACTTGATTTAACTGATATGGTACATGCAGCCAAATACGATTTTCAATTATCGAATGGTAATGTATATTGGTTATTGTTTGACACACGTAAACAGTTTACTAGATTGAGTATTAATGGACCCTATGATTGGTCTACTAGCAAGCCAGTAGACTATGAGTATATTTGCAAAGTTAAATGGTTAGGTGACCACACATGGATAGAGGTAGAAGATGATAAGTAGTAGCCCAGAACGACATACCTTTCAAAAAGAAGGGTATGTTAAACGCTGTGAAGAAGAAGGCAAAGAGCCCAATCCTGACTACATTGATATGTATAAATCTTGGCGTGAACAGGATGAAGAAAACATAGTAGATCCTAATTGGCAAAAAGATAACATGGAGTATGATTTGCGTAGTACTCAATGGATTGTTGATAAAGTTAAAGGTGATGCTGTGTATGCACAAAACTTGTATGCCGCAATGTGTAACCGAGACTTTACTAAAAATGATGTATGGCCTATATTAACTGAAAAACGCTGGAGTTGCAGTTGGAGACACGCCGGCGGTATTGTTGCTGATATGCAAGAAAAAGGCGACTATATTGACTGGTATTGTAGTGGTATCAGAAATGCAAAAGAATTAGATGATGATGAATTTCAAAAACTAACCACTAAACAGCAAGAAATGTATATGCAAAACAAAGCGTATGTAGGTGAAGGTATGGTAACTGATGAGATACGAGAAGATTTGTTGAAATTGGGTTGGATTGTATTAGACGATGAAGAATCAATTGCATAAATACATCATACACAAGGAGTATATAATATGTTAGAAACATTATTTTGGTTAGCACTAGGTGCTTTTATTGGTTGGAATTTCCCTCAACCGCAGTTTGCAAAGAACATACAAGCAAAAATCTTCACTATGTTCAAAAAGGATTAATATATGGCTTACTCAACCGCTGTAATAGACCACTACGAAAATCCAAGAAACGTCGGGAGTTTTGCAAAAGACGATAACGATGTAGGTACAGGTATGGTTGGTGCCCCTGCATGCGGGGATGTAATGAAGTTGCAAATTAAAGTAGATAAATTAACAGGATTAATAACAGATGCCAAATTTAAAACATATGGGTGCGGGTCGGCTATTGCTAGCTCAAGTCTTGTCACTGAGTGGGTCAAAGGTAAAACACTTGACGAAGCTGCCAAGCTCCGAAACTCTCAAATCGCAGAAGAACTTGCACTCCCCCCAGTCAAAATCCATTGCTCAATCCTTGCGGAAGACGCCATCAAAGCCGCAGTAAATGATTATAAACAAAGACATGCTTCCCAATGAAGATATAATTCCTATTACGTATATGGCAGGTACTGGTGGGAATTTTTTATGTCATTTTATAATAAGTGCAAAAAGAAATATAAAAACTGTAATTAAACTCAGTGAACATGGGAATGCACATCAGCATAATTTGAGAGATATATCTGGTCATCCAGCCGGAATACCAGACCCTGATATTGAAAAAATAAATTTTATATTATCAGGACTATTGCGAGATACCGCAGAAAAACCATATTATACACCTTCACACATTACCGATATAAATTTAATTAATGATAATTTTAAAAGGTCTATACGAATAACTTATGATTTGGATGATATTTCAGAAATCGCAACAGTGTTTTATGGTAAGTTTGTAGTAGATACATATGATCCAATAAAACATAATTTTATGAAACAAACCCCGAGAACTATTAAACATGGGGCTATATCTTGGAAATCAAAATTTACCAAAATAGAAAACATGCCTAATGTGTTATTCATCTCTTGGAAAGAGTTGTTTAAAGGAAATGTTGAAGAATTGATATCTAAGATAAGTATATTTACAGAGATTGATACAAATAATTTCTCACGTGAATCATTGATACATTGGAGAAATAAAACTCAATACTGTATTGACAAATTTATAGATATCTGATAAAATATTAGTATGAGCAACGAAATCGCAAAATTTATAAACAGTCGCCGCCGTCATAAAAATGATATAGCAGTCGCAAGACAAGTTCGTATTGCTAAACAGCATGGTTTAGGCTTTTACGACAAAACAATCAAAGAGCCACATCGTTTAGCAAAACACCATGCTATGGATTGCGGTCAACCCGGTTGTCTGATGTGCGGTAATCCTCGCAAGACATTTAATGAATTAACACAGCAAGAAAAACGTCTATTCCAAGATGTTGAAAAAACATCAGACAAACATAGTAATGGTTTAATCCCAGCAGAAGATTAATTCACCCTTTTTCTTGTATAAATAATGCTGAGTATGTTATACTCATACAGACTACACACAAGGAGAAATTATGAAAACAGTCGGTGATAAATTAACAGCATTTGTATTAACAGGTGTTAAACCAGGACAATCGGAAGATGCATTCTTCCCAATTACAGAAGAAAGTTTTACAGGTAAATGGAAAATTATCGTTTACTATCCAAAAGATTTTACTTTTGTATGCCCTACAGAAATCGTAGCATTTGATAAGCTAGCAAGTGATTTTGCTGACCGAGACGCAGTATTGTTAACAGGTTCAACAGATAACGAGTTCTGTAAAGTAGCATGGCAAAAAGCACACCCAGACTTAGCAAAAATTAGTCATAATCAATTTGCTGACACAGCACGTGATGAGCGTAGCTTGATTAATCAGTTAGGAGTATTCTATGCTCCGGCAGGTGCGGCACTACGTGCAACATTCATTGTTGATCCGCAAAATGTTATCCAACACATCACAGTTAACAACTTAGACGTTGGTCGTAGCCCAGAAGAAACATTGCGTGTATTAGACGCATTACAAACTGGCGAACTATGCCCATGTAATCGTGCTATCGGTGGCGCAACGCTATGAATGAAATCAATCCAATCACAATCGGAGGCGACTGGGTTGCAAACATAAAAGAATCTATACCAGATCATTCTAAAGACATTAAGTTGAATTTAGATGCGGTTATTAATCGCAGTGGTCTAGATTTGATTGATGCACATGCTTGTGCATTAGCAGCCGCTATTGCATCAGGAAACGGTGAACTAGCATTTGAAATTCAAATGAACGGGCCACTAATGGGTGCAGAAGAACGTGAAGCCGCAAAGTCAGCCGCAAGTCTCATGGGTCAAAACAATATATGGTATCCATTCGTTGAAATGGCAGGTGATGAAGGCATGAAGGGTTTACCTGCAGGATTACGTATGAATGCGTATGCTACTCACGGTGGTGTATCTAAGAAGAAATTCGAAATGTATTCATTAGCCGCAAGTATTGTTGGTAAATGTCATTTCTGTGTTAAAGCACACTATAACACTCTAAAGGCTGAAGGCATGACTACGCAAGAATTGATGGCAGTGGGTCGTATTGCCGCAGTTGTTACAGCGATTGGTAAAGTAGCACCGTAACACTAATGAAGTTACTTTATTCTAACTACTTACAAAGTAGTGGCAATGGGTCTACATGGAATGTTGAAATAAGCAGTCCTGTTAGACCCATTAGTTCCTATTATGAAGAAACAGTTAATGTAGCAGAAATAGTATGGTCACAAAAGCAAGGTAACTTGTTTTTGTGTTATAGCGGTGGACTTGATAGTGAATATGCATTAGCTGTATTTAAATCTTTGGGTATGCCAATTACTCCAGTAATTATGCGTACACAATATAATCACCATGAAACTCAATATGCATTTAAGTATTGTGATGAAAATAGTATTACACCTGTTGTTATTGATTTAGACTATGACAAGTTTGTTGAATCGGGTGAATTTTTAAAAATTGCAACAGAATATAAAATAGCCGCATATCAGCTTCCTAGTAATTTGTGGCTTACTACTCAGATCGACGGCACTGTAATTACAGGTGATTCTAATCCTCATTTACTATTACATACTGATGGCAAATGGTATGTGGATGAAATAGAACCGGTTTACACTCAATTTGAATTCTTTAAAAACAACAACATATACGGGACTCCTTTCTTTTTAAGTTATACTTCCGAACAGTTTTTTGCGTTTTTGACAGACCCGACAATGCAACAATTAATAAATAATATTATACCTGGTAAAACGGGTTCTTATTCAAGTAAAGTACATGTATACAATAATCAAAATAAATTTAAGTTAGAACAACGTAGTAAGAAACACGGGTATGAAATAGTAGAACAAAGTCCTATATTCAATCACCCCGATATCCAATTAGTTAATAGTTGGAAAGAAAAATGGTGGGGCTCCAGCAACCATGAATATTTTAAATTAATAGAAAAAAATAATAGTTATGGAATATGATGCAATTTTTATAGGCGGTAATAGACATTTGATTGGTGGTAGGATATTAGCCGGTTATAGATTAAGAACAGAAGGAAGAAAATATGGTTATGAAACTTTTGTTATAGATACAGCACCTTCAATGTCTTGGGATGAATTAACAACATTGTTAGACAGTGTAGTAACCGAAAAAACATTGATGTTGGGTTTTAGTATTGCGTGGTTAGATGGATATCAAAAATCTGATATTAATTGGATTAATGATAAGTTTTTTAACGACTTGCGTGTTAAATACCCTCATGTAAAATTTGTATGCGGTGGACCAGGTGGTCCATGGGTCAAGGGTTCTCAAATTGTATATAGAAATTGTGACTGGGTTCTAGTGGGTTTTAGTGATATATCTTATACTAAACTATTAGACTTATTCAGTGGCAAACCAAATCATGGATTAAAATATTTTGTAGATACTGATAATGGTAAGAAAGTAGTACAGAGTGATATCAATCATAAAATTATGAATCCGGATGAAATTGAAACTGTACTTGATGTAGAAGATAATTTTTTATCTTATCAACCTGTGCCATTAGAAGTAGCACGTGGATGTATATTTAGATGTTCGTTTTGCAGTCATCCTTTTCAAGGGGCAAAAGATTATGATAGCTATCAAAGAACACCTGAAAGTTTAGCAAGAGAATTAAGACGCAATTATGAGCAGTTTGGTACAACACGATATATTTTAATGGATGACACCTTTAATGATAGCATGGAAAAACTAGATAGATTACATAGAGCAATTGATATGGCTAAGTTACCGGATTTTAAATTTATGTCATATCTTAAGCCTGAACTACTGGCAACTAAACCTGAAATGATTGACAAAATGAAAGCGTTAGGTGTGTCAGGTGGGTTTTTGGGTATGGAAAGTATGAACAACGAATCTAGAAAAGCTGTAAAGAAGGGCATGGATTTTGACAGAGTTGCAGACGCAGTTAAACTGTTCAGACAACGTACTAATGTAAAACTAGAAGCTAGTTTCATTGTAGGATTACCACATGACACGGTTGATAATCAATACAAAACACTAACATACATGATAAAAAATCAAGATGAATTTTGTGTTAGTTGGCACTTCAGTGGCCTCGGTATGTATATTGACAAATATGGTAAAGGTGCAAGTGAAATAGATAATAATCCTGAAAAATTTGGATATGAGGTTGTAAATAAAATACCCGTAATTCCCGGAGCTCCGGGTCACTTCATACATTGGAAAAATGAATTCATAGATATGCCAGCCGCTCATAAATTGGGAATTACCTTAAATAATATATCTAATATAAAAAGACGAGCCGGTGGTTGGATATTACCAACTGCGTGGCATATGGGTATTTCAGATGATGACATAGAAAATAAAACAGTTAATCAATTAAAAATATTTGATGTTGGTCCTTCGTTTGAAAGAGCTAGGGCAATAGAATTATTGAAGAAGCATACTAATTTGAAATTTTAATATGGATAAGGTAGAAATGGTTACACTCACCAAAGAAAATAAAAGTGAGTTTACTATAAAATTGAAGTTGGCGTTAATTGAAAAATTTGGGGAAAATATACCTGAAAACTATAGCACTCTTCATCCATGGAGTTTATTAAGTTTAATTAGAGATGAGAAAATTGATACATATCAATTATTATATGTAAATGATAAATTTTGGACGGCAACAGGTGGAATGATTAGAGAGTTTGAAGGTAACAAAGTGTATCAAGCAGTATTTCGTGGGTTCTCTAATGCTGACAACAGACATAAAGGATTAGGTGTCAAATCTTATACTCACATGTATAATACTACATATCAAATTGAAAGAGCCAAAAATTTAAATTGTGATAGCGTTATTATTTCGTTTAATGATTATAATTACACATTGTTTGTTTTAAATCAAAGATATCTTTTACCTAAAGCTTTCCCTAATCACACTTTTGTTGCATCTAATGAACCGGTAATGTTTAACGGAGTTGAACAATGGTTACTAACTATGAAGCTGTGAATAAATAATAATATGACCTACAAACAAAAACTCATTACAACGCAAGTATACTTGCATATTTTATTTATAGTGGGATTATTTTTATTCCCATGGTATGTAACTGTCCCCACACTTATATTATCACAAATAGTATACGTGGGGTTGTGCGGGACCATGTTATTTCATAGGACTGTATCACACAAAAATTCAATACATCCACTAGCTGAAAAAATATTATTAATGTTATCGTGGTTGGGTGCAACATCATCTGCAATTGCTTGGGCAGGCGTACATAGAAAACATCACAGATATAGTGATACAGAAAAAGATCCACACAGCCCAATTGTAATGGGTCGATTTAGGTCATATTGGCAAATGTCAAATAATGATAAAGACATTATCAAATATGTTCCAGACTTACTTAGAAAGCCGTTGTATGTCTTTCAACACAAATACTATTTTCAAGTATTACATTCACTTCATATCATAGGTTTGATATTATTACCGTTTCAATATTATTGGATGATTCTTGTAGTACCTGCTATATTAATGTGGATGGGTGGAAGTTTAGTAAATGTGTTTTGCCATGATAAAAATGGACCAGCTAATGTAACCCTATTAGGTTTTTTAAATGGAGGCGAAGGATGGCACAAGAATCATCACGACCAGCCAGCTAACCCCTCTTTTAGACACTGGGCTGATTGGGGCGGCCATTTTCATAAGTTATTGAGCATCAAATGAAGTTAAAATATCGATTACCTACTTATAGTGTAATAGACCATTTGTGTTTAGATGGATTGTTATTATCCGAATTAGAAAAATGTATAGTTGAACTGAATAATGAATTTAAATCAGTATTAGAAGTTAATAAAGGGTTGTGCGGTGTACACCATGAATTAGCTAAATCAGTTTACGACAACTTTTTTCAAATTGGTTTAACTGATAGCATAAATGAAAATAAGCTTATTACAATAGATGAATGCGAAGTAATACATGATACATTACATACTAGTGGATACCGATACAAACAATCTTTGGTGGTTGATGAAAATAGTGTATTGAATGAATCAACATATACTGTAAAAAATGATACCTATAATAGATATGCACCTATATTTGACAAAATAATTGAAAAGTTTAAAGGCAAACCTACTAGAATTCGTTTAGTTAAATTAGGTGCAGGCACAAGTATTTCACCACATATTGACTATGATCCTAGCTACGCAGTACGTATTATAATTCCTATATTTGCGGATAGTGAATGTGTTAATCTATTCTGGGTTAAAAATAATGTTGAGTGCGTTACATTTATTCCGGGTAATGCATATTTTTTAAATACTGGCTTTAAACACGCTGTAATAAATTTTAGTAAACACGACAGATATACGTTTATGATTTCTATTAACGGCACTGAAGATATACAGCATTTAATAAAATGACCTACATCACGTATAAGCAATTAGATATACCAAATCTGAAAGAAATACATAAAGAATTAACAGATTTTATTCTACCTTATTGTGAGGGCAAACCAACAGGTTTATGGAGTGTAGACTTACTCAAGTTTTTTGCAAATTGCACTAGCGCAGTTAACTATCTTACATCAATACAATTAAATGACAACTTAAAAAAGGTTTGTTATATAGTTGTACATCCCGGGGCAGGAGAAAGAGATGCTCATGTAGATAGAAATATAGAACCACCGGCCGAATCAGGTGATACTTCAGGTTGTTTAAGTTTAAATTTTGGAATACAAAACTATAATGAAACACCGGTGATATTTTATGAATATCTAAGCGGTCCAAAACAGTATATACCTCTTCCTGATCCATCTGAAGGATCTTATATATTTTATGCAGAATCCAAGTTGAAAGAAATTGATAGGTATGTTTTAAATAATCCAACACTTATGAATAACACTGTTCCGCATGCTATTAGCAATGACACAAATGAAGTTCGTATTACAATTAGTTTTAGATTTATAAAAGACCCATGGCATTTACTATTGACATAACACGACCAATTGTTATCTTAAGCCATCCCAGAAGCGGTAGCACTTGGATACAAGATAGCTTACCTCAATTTAATTTAAGTGAATTGTTTACTATGTATTGTGGTATAAAAAGTGTAAATTTAGATACAGGAATACAATATAATTATTCAACCACTGCGGCTAATGATTTAGATTATCGATTTGATTTATTTGACATGTTTTTAGAAAAACATAAAGCAATATCAGTAAAAACGCACCTGCATTTACTTACTGAACCTATATGTGACTTTTTTGAAAAGAAAGATTTACAATATATTCTTTTAAAAAGAAAAAACAAACGAGATACATTTTGGAGTTTATTAATAGCACTTAATACATTAGAATTACATAATACAATAAACAAAAAAAGTATAAGGGTAACTAACGCATTGATTGACGATGCATTGTATATATTAGACCAATGTGATAAAAACACAGAAATGGTAACAAATAGATTTAATCCTTTAGAGATTTGTTATGAGGATATGTTAACTTTACCAAAAAATAATTGGTGGAAACCTAGCACTAAGTATGTTATTCAAAATGCAAAAGATGTAGTAACAATTGAAAATATAAATGAAGTTACTGGGTATTTAAAGAAGATTTTAGCACCACCGGAATACATATAAATATAGCTATGAAACAAGGGTTAGAATATAGATTAGAAGGACAACAATGTATTGTCCGATATCAAGCTCCGGATAGAAATTTTTCTGATTTCCGAACTGAAGCAAATAATGATGCTGTGCAGATTAAGAACACATATGGGCAAGTATATGTGTTGTTTAGCTCGGGTGTCGATAGTCAAGTCATAGCTAGAACATTTTTAGATATGGGTGTAGATGCTGAATATGTTTTTTTAAACTCAGTCGGTCATAGTGATGTTGAATTAGCACATGTCCGTGAATGTGAAAAATTCTTTGGATTTAAAGTTAGAATCGTTGATATTAACTTAGATGAACATAAAGAGAAATGGATAGAACGTAGTAAAACAGAGCACCCATTCTCCATGTTTCATTATCCGTTTGAGTGGCTTAGCCAACAACTAGACGGAGATTACCCTATCATTACTCAAGGTGCAAACGATCCTGAGATTATTGGTAGTAACACAGCTAAAATGTCGATATACTGTAATTATTTTGAAACAATGCAACAGCGTTTTAGAATGATGGGCAAGAGTAGAAAAGTTATTGATTTCCCATATAGCCCGGAATCAATTGCAAGTTATTATACTGATGATTTTGTAAAATCATTTTGTAACTCAATTCAATATTACCATGAAAATAAATTGTCTTTCTCTTATGGTTCTATTTTAAAGCCCGGCAATTATTGGAATTACTACGGCAAAGGTATGATGAAGGCCAGACATTTTAAAAATGATATATTATGGTATGGTAAATTAAGCGGATACGAAACATATCCTAGCTGGTTCAAAGATTCCTGTATGATTAAGGAAACAAAAGTATCAGTGCCCTACTGGGATCTTGTAGACTTTTTAGAAAATTCTAGATCCACATATAAAGATTATAGCGAATGGATGTACGGTGAGGATGCTAGATTTGTTTCGATGAACGCAGAATTTAAAGAAAATACCGATAAAGTAATTGAAGAACCCAATGTAAGTATAGCCCCTAGCGAAAAATATTTAGATTATGACTTTGTATTGTATAGTCATTCTAATCCTATGCTAGTTGCTGAATATGAAAAAATGTTTCAATTATACCAAACGGATACAGCAGATTATTTAAATAGACCACAGCCGCATTCAATAGATGGTGGTGTGTTACTCAAAAAAGGAACTGAAATTATTGCAGGTATATTTTATCATAGTGCATCATATCTAGACTCTCTGTTTATTAGATTGGCATATGTAAACAATCAGCATAGAGGACATGGCATACATAAGCAATTACATGCATGTGTTGATATAATTGCAAAGTCACAAAATCGAAAAACGGTTTATTCTACTATATTACACACCAATAAACAAATGACTGAACATGCCGGTCCAAAAATAGGCTACGAGGTATTAAATAATTATTCTTTAGTATCCCGACCTATTGATTACATTAATAAGGATATAACATGAATAGTTTAAAATCAAAATTTCAAGAAAAGATACCACGCTCATTAGCAAAAATGATTAGTTGGAGACTGTTAATTATTTTTCAATATTTTATTATTGGTTATTACACTACGGGTAGTATAGTATTTGGTTTAGGATTAGCTAGCCTTACTACTATAGTTAATAGCACTTTATATTTCTTCCACGAACGGGTTTGGAATCGCTCCGGCTGGGGAAAAGATATTACTGATGTGGGAAAAATAGATGCTTAACACGGATCTTAGTTACTACCGTTGCAACGGCATTGATTTTGGATCAAAAATTGATGCTTGTATCTATAGCACTACAGTAGATAAACCCATTGAATGGATGTTTAATCAAGATACGTTTTCAAAATACCTATGGCATATTGAACCATCTGAGAGTTTAGACCAATTATACGATAAAAGAACACGACAACTTAGAGAAAAATATGATTATATTATTTTAAGTTATAGCGGGGGTTCCGATACAAACAACATATTAGAAAGTTTCATCAGACAGGGTTTGCATATTGATGAAATTGTAACTAATCATATAAGCGAAATTACCAAAAAATCAACTGTATTAGACACAGAGTTTAAAGAAAGTTGGAACTTTTCAGCCGAACATGAATTACAAGCAATTCCGCGGTTAAAATATATTTCTGAAAAATTACCTAAAACCAAAATTACTGTATTAGATGTGAGTAATAATGTTTTGAGTGAGTTGAATACAAGTACCGATGGTGATTGGGTCCTACATAAAAATGATCATTTGTCAGTTGGTCAATTATTTAGATACAACTACTTTCATTTTGGAAATATGAAAAAACAATTTGATAAAAACTTGAAAGTTGCTATTATTGTAGGAGTAGATAAACCAAAAACATTTATATCCAACATTGATAACACTAGTTTTTATTTGTTTTTTAACGACGCCACTGCTAATATTACTACAATAAACGATTTTAATAGAGACTATACAAATGTAACAACTGAATTGTTTTACTGGAGTAAGGATGCGACAGATATCATGTGTAAACAGGCACATGTTATTAAACGATGGTTAGAAAAAAATCCAGGTAAACAGCGATTTTGGATCAACACTTCTATGTATACTCGCCGAAAATATCACGAAAAATGGTTGCGTAATATAATATATACTACTTGGGATAACACTTGGTTTCAGACGGACAAAGCTACTGCTTGGTGGAATACTGAGTTTGATAATTGGTTTCGTAAATCAGCTTTATTCTCAAATGAGAGAGAAATTTGGAAACGAGGAATTCAGCATCTAGTAAAGACTATACCAAAATATGTATACTTTACCCAAGCGGGAGTTCCAGATGCATTAGTTACTTTTAGACACCAGTACCTGATAGGAAAGATTGAAAATAGTTTACCACCTAATATAATAGCTATATGATAAATACAGATAGGAGCACATAAGTATGAGTTTTAAATATACAATAACATCTTTTAGGTCAGATAAAACAATACCTTTTTGGCAGTTTCCCGAAGAAATACAGGAACACATTAACACAACCTATAAAAATACCGGGGCAATTGAGGAATATTTAACCACTATTAGCGAGGATAAATATGTTCAAACAATCAATGCTACATGGACAAGCAAAGCTGATTGGGAACCATTTAGAGATGACCCTGTCTTAGTACCAAATTGGCGTGCTAGAGCACAATACAATTCCAAGCATGATATACTTTTTTTCTGGCAAGAACAAGTTTAAGTAAATAATAGTAAATGAAATTAATCAACAATCAGATATTCTATAACTTAGAAAGTTATTTGGATATGGCGTCATTTGATGCTATAAACGATAAAATATGTTATACATTATCAAAAAACCATCAACATTTTTCTCCATCCGGTACCTCGCAAAATACATTATTTGACCAAAACACTGTATCAGTTTATGCAAAACGTGATCAAATATTAAAATCTTCCTTACACGATAAGATGACACTTAAAGAAGCAGGGATTTATGCCAAATTATTGGGCACTGCTACATTGGGTACTAATTTTGTACTAAGGGGAAATATAGGATACCCGGCAACATATTCGGCAAAACACCTAAGAGAATTTACATCACTTTTTTCTTTTGATGACCAATTTAAATTTTTATTTGATTGGATAGATTCACAAAATTGTTTCAGCACATATGGTAGAGTAATTTTTTGGATAAACGAACCTGGACAAACTACCGCATATCACAGAGACTATCCTGCAGATAGTACGGTAAAAAAAAACGATCCTTTTATTTGGTTAACTGGTAAAATTCCAAAACAACTAAGATTGTTAGATCCTGATACAAATGAAGTGCATTACTCTAATGCTAAAGCCTGCGTGTTTAATACGAACAACATTCACTCTAGTATCGGTCATCCCCAATACACTGCATGGAGTCTTAGAGTAGACGGAATGTTTACTAAAGAATGGGCTCAAAAAGCAGGTATTACCGAACACTTTAATTTAATTTGATATGATATATGGATTTGACGATTATAAGTTCTATATAGATATCACTAGTAGTAATAGAAAAATTGGTAACTATAGAGAAGAATTTGACAGGCGTGCTAGAGAAATTGCGTCTGATAAATTGATGCTTTGTTTAAGTAGTGGATTAGATAGTCAATTAGTACTTCATAGTCTAAAGACTCAAGACATTCCAGTAGAATGCTCATTTCTACGAGTCGACGGCTATAATGAAACTGAATACGAAAATGTAAAACTTTTAGAAAAAAAGTATGGTTTTAAGACTAACGTAATCAACATTAATCCAAATACCCGAAGAGAAGAAATAGAACACATAGCGCAACAAACAGATGTTCATCCTAACCACGCATTACAACATTTATTTGTTAAAGAATTACCAAATGATTATGATATAGTGCAATGTATGTCAACCCCATGGTTGTTGCTTAGAAAAAAATTACATTATGTTTATTATGGTTGGTTTGATCCTGACGTATCCAGACATAGAGCATTGACTGCTATAGAAAACCGATCAGGTAAAATTGTAATATTTGGTGACACCAGTGAGTTGTGGCTTAGTTGCATATCAGATCCTCTAGTTGAACAGTTCCTGCACAGTTGGGAATATTTTGAAGATAACGGGTTGATTATGGAAAAGGCAGCTAATCAAGAACATAAAAAAATACCCCACGTGCTAAGATACGAGTATTATGTTAAACCTTTCTTCTTGGCTAAGTATTGGAGAGATGAATTATTATACTTTCCAAAATTGACAGGATTTGAAAAAATAGATTGGATAGAAAACGATTCATTGCTTAATAAAGTTAGATATGACAAACATCATATCATAATACCAATACAAGAATTGATTTCTTTCTATAAAAACACTGATGCCAGGGTGCAAAGACACATCTCTAAACGTTTAGGTCTAAACGTTTAGGGTAAACCGCCTAAAAAAGAAGTTGACATTAATTCCAATCTATGCTATACTTCAGCATGAATTGAAAAAAGGTGTAAAAACATATGTTAATTACACTAATTTACAACCAGGACTAAATAAAAGACTATGATGAATAAAACTTGTAACATGCTGAAACATACCGGACAGTGGCTAACGATAGCCAGTGTATCCTTTGTACCAGCATATCCAACAAGTATTCGCGGCTCAAATGATAACCAAGAGAGAAGCCCGGGGACTAGGTAACAAGTTAACATTATAACTAAATTTATCAAGACCCTGGGAATCGCAAGACTCTCAGGTTTTTTGTTTTGTACAGAGAGGATTTGACAATAAATGGATAAAGAGATACAATACAAAACTTCTGAAACAAAGCGTGATTGGTTTAGCAATCATGTTTTGACAAAGGAACAACTAGCACAGTTGATAGCTAACAAGTTACAACGTGCAAAGGTCTATCAGATCCTGTATAAGGTAAACTGATAGACAGCGTGAATAGGCAACGAGAGCCGTAATACAGCGCAAAATGTATAGAATGGGCGGACAGTATACATGAAAACATGGAGACAACATGTTAGTAAGACTACTGGATAGGGTATCAACCCTATCATGTTGTGTAGCAATACACGGCATTCTATAATACATTGACGAACACTGCCCCTTACCCCTGACGCAAGGAAAAGGCATTCAGTGTGTTATAGAATGCGACCGTAACTCAGTTGGATAGAGTACTAGGCTACGAACTTAGGAGTCGGGAGTTCGAATCTCTCCGGTCGCACCAAACATATGCCCTGCTAGACAAATTTGGCAAAGTCGCTTCTCTCAAAAGGAAGAGTTTTCTCGGTTCGACTCCGGGGCAGGGTACCAAATTTTTAAAAGGAGAACGACATGAAACGTTCAGGTAAACGATAGTGTCATCTTAGACCCCCGTATGGTCCTGGATGGCACGTAAAAGAAAATATTTACGAATCCATCCCTCACAAACATTAAGGTGATGTAACCGGCTCTTAACCGGTAAAACACGGATCGTTACCGTGGTGTGGGACCATATGGGGGTGAAACTTTAAGGTGAAGTAACCGGCTTTTAACCGGTAAAATTCGGATCGTTCCCGAACACCCCTACCATATAAAAACACATTGAATACTAACTGCGACATCTATCGAAAGGTTAGTAGGAGTCTTGCAAGCCAGTGTGTTTCTATATGGTAACAATGTAATCTTCTAAATAGCTAGGAAACCCGGCGTCTTGTCCTGGAAATGTTGGTTCAAATCCAATTTACATTGTAATCATGATAGTATAAATATCTATATGGTATAGGTGAACAATATACTATATCTATCATAGTCAGATGAGTTTCCACCTGAGTGCCATGTGTTATGTGCATTAGCCATAACCCATCCTTCTCCAAATGATGAAGGTACATATTGTGGATTCAGCATATTTTCTGTATCATATAGTACAGAGTTTTGTTTAATATCATTCACTGGGTTCAAGAAAATCATCCCAACTATTACAATTTGTCTACTATCAAGGTGGGGTGTAAGAGAAAATTTAGGTTTATCAAGATGTAAAGAACAATCGAACTTACATTTTTTTTTAAGTTCTTCCTTAGATACATTATTCCACAACTTTTGAAAATCTTTTATTTCATAAAATTTATCTATAAAAGAGTAGTCAACTATTAGTTGTCTTATTTCACTAAGAATTTTGGTGGTTATTGCAGAATTATAACGATAAGGATGAATTTCATTAAACTCATATGTGTTTAGCTCATTTAAAACTTCTTCATATGTGTATGGCATATCTAAATGTACTAACTGAGTATGTTGCTTAATTGGAGTTGTTGTGAGTATCATACTGTATTTATTAATAAATACATACATTATGATAATTCAAACTATATCAGCGGTAAACGATATTACCAATCATCAATATCGTACAACAGTTTATAAAACATTACAAGATCCTGCAACTAATAAACAATACTTAGAAGTTGTACAGTATCTATATGATAAAGTAGGTAAATTAGAACCTACACATAGTAATCATCAAGTAGATAAAAAAGCATAATAGGAAGATAGGCTGCATGGCGCGGACACGGTCTTGAAAACCGTCCCACTGTTTACACGGTGACAGTTCGATTCTGTTATCTTCCTCCAACATATGGTGTCGGTAGCTCAATGGTAGAGCCCTGGATTGTGATTCCAGTTGTTGCGAGTTCAAGTCTCGTCCTTCACCCCAATGGATGTATAGCACAGCGGTAGTGCAATTCCTTCATACGGAATAGGTCAGTAGTTCAAATCTACTTACATCCACCAAACAGTTTAGCCTCATAGCTCAGTTGGTTAGAGCATCCGCTTGATAAGCGGAAGGTCCCCTGTTCGAGTCAGGGTGAGGCTACCAAATTTATTCCCGGGTAGTGTAGTGGTAACACAACAGACTTTGACTCTGCTATTGTAGGTT